TACTGGTTATTAAAATAACCAGTTGTTTGATTAGTTGAATTTTTTACAGTTACCCAAGACAGCGACAAATTAGACAAAGTCGGTCTAGGATAATTTTGCATGTAGAAATTTTTAAAACTAGGACTTTGAACGATTGGTTCTATTTTTCCTTTTAGTGTTCCAAAGAAATCATTTCTTGTTGTAAATTTAAAATTAAGAGTCTGCTGACTTTGTTCTTCGTAGATAATTCCGTCATCGCAAAAAATATTAGTACTTGAATATTTTCCTGTTATGTCGCTTAGTTCAAAATACTTCGAAATGCCACTGCTGGATCTATTGATACTCTTTACTTTTAAAATATCTGTACCCACTGTTAAAGGACCAATCTGATAGTCCTCACCTGTGATCATGCGATTCTGTAGATAATAAGTCTGTGGTGCTTTTTGTTTTATAGAAGCAACAGATTCTGATCCAGAACTATTTGTTACTGTATATTGTAATGTCAGTGTTAGTTTAAGAGTGTTTAATTGTCCGCTCTTATTGTAATACGGAATAGAAACTGATATTCCGCTAACTTGTTCAGGCGTGATAGAATATGTTAATCCATTACTTTGTCTGTAGAATAAACGGAAGTTACCTTTAGGTAAGTTTCCAAAGCTACCATCTGCAAAATTTAAATCAATTTGATCATTTGCTCTTGTTGATACTGCATATAGATTTCTTATATCACTAGACAAACTATTATAGATAACATTGTTACCCACAGTCGAAGGAACTTTAGACCATAAAGTATTATAGGCTCCGTTAGTACCTTGTTGCCATAACCACACATCTGTATTGTTAATGTTGTTGGCGTTGATTCCAATTATCTCATCCGCTACAGGATTTGTAATTGAAAAATCACTGTAGTTTGTTGTACCTTGGCGGAAGTGGAAGAAGAAACCAGTGTTAGCAGATCCAGCACCTTGATTATCATTCTGAAATATAAAACTTAGTGTATTACCTGCCAATGGGGGATCTTCATAGATATAAGACTGTCCTGAAAACAAACTACCTACTATTTCAAAAGGCATGTTAGTTCCGTTTATAGAACTTTGGAATCCATAAACAGGAACATCTGTGTTAGCAGTATTCAAACGATACTGTTCTGTTGGAATTCCGTTTATCGTTGCTTTATCATAAGGCTGACCAAAGGTAAATGTGTTTGGCATAGCAGAATTCATAATGCTGATAAACTGTTGATACCAATTTGTGTTAGTAGGATCATTCCAGCCCACGATCTGATTTGCTAAATTAACTCCATTAGCATCTATAACGTTGTCTGTTGTTGTAACGGCAGTTATCTTTAAAAAGCCACTAGCAGGCACGTTGCGCACAGGATTATAGCTGACTAGCTGAGCTAGTCGTAATACGCTATCAGTGCGTTGTGCTGTTTCTAGGAAGTTTTCGCGAGCATTTAAATCAATACGAAAACTTAGGTTCTGACCAAGATAAGCAATAAGATCTACTAGGGCAATATACTCACTGCTGTCAATATAATCATTGAAATCCTCCGGATAATTTTCACGAAGGTATTGAATCATTACACGACGTAATGTGTCAAAATCGTATGAAGTAAAGTCTGAATTTTGAAAAGATTGGTAAATCTTTTTCCAATCTTCTGCGACGAGTAGTTGTGAATTAGTTGCTGGTATCATATATATTATCTGCCCTAGATAACATATTTATTGAAAAGTTTAAGTACGTATATTATTGTTGTACTAGCCCGAGCTCTTTATCAAAGGATAATTTAAGCACATCAGTCTGGTTTGTTCCAACATAGGACAGGGTTGACTCTAACAGCAGGCCATATGGCTCTTCAGTTAGGTTAATCGACACAGGAACCACTCTAGGATCAAAATTTAATATGCGATTAACGTCTTGTACAACTGCTTCTTTAAGTTGTTCTGTTAGAGGATCAAATATAACATTCCATATAATCGTGCCAAAATTCGGATTCATAACACGCTCGCCTTGTCGTGTGCGGAACATGTTTAATATGTCCTGTTTGATTAGATCATAATCATATAACTTGGGATTGATCTTAGTTTCATCTACCGTGCTGAATCCTTTGTAAAACTGTGATGTTTGATTAGAAATCACAGGATTCCTATTTGTTGGGGTTATGACTAGATTCTTATATGGCATAGTGTTATTTATTGACCTGTTCTAACCGGGTTTCCTGAGCTGTCTGTTAAAACGCCGCCCGATCCAGTTGTAACTACGTTAGACGCAGTTGTAGTAGTTGCACCAGCATTTATTCCTTGAGTTGTAAACAAGTTTTTATAGTATGCGTATGCCGAAATACGTTGGGATAATCCGTTCGTACCGCCATTAACAAGAGCAGAAACAGAATTACAATCATCCCAGAATGCTGTAGTATCAGTATAAGGTTGTGTCATCGTTTTATTTTTAAATCCTATATTTTTAAAGACATTAAAAAAGAATAGGACGCTCTTTGCGGCTAACTCAATCTGTTCTACTAGTTCAGGTGAACCAACAACATCTTGTCCAAAGTATTTGGCCATAGATTGATATGTTTTTCTACCTGTACATTGTATGAATCCGCGGCCCTTGAATTTAACACCATCTCCTGATTGTGTATTACCAAGGTCTGAACGACCTTCGTATTCAGATCCACTTGCAAGTTCTTTAAGGTATATAAATCCGCCGCTTTCAACTTTACATTGTGCCATCCAGGCCGCTAGTTTGATAGGATCTGTAACTCCCCCGTTAATCAAAGTCTGTTTTAAGAAAGCTTCATTAGATGAGGCATTTTTTCCTAAAGGTTTTCCTATAGGATTATTATTAACAGGTACCGGTCCGCTTCCCGCAGTTGGACTAGACGGTGCATCCAAAGGTTGATTAACCTGTGTATTTGTTTTATCAGGAGTAAAATTACTAGGATTAACACTTTCATGATGATCCCACGGCTCGTGTGTTGGAACACGTTGCATAATACTTTGAATATCGCTATCTTTATAGAACTGATTATTAGACCAGCCAACTCCTGCTGTTCTGTTAGGTAAGGAAAATACTTCTAACGGTGTGGGCACATCAGGAGTAGTTGGGGCATCTGTGTCATACGAGTTCAATGATATAGTAGGAGCAACTAATTTTTGTTGTCCTGTAGCACCTAAACTCATGTTTGCGCCCGATATCGCTCGTATATCTCCACCAGCAGAAATACTCATTGCACTACTAGATTGCAATCTCATTTCTGCGTTAGAATCTAGATTATAATTTCCACCAAATTGTAATTTTCCTTGCTTACCAACCAAAAGGTAATACTGATCGATGACGTTAGTTTCCATCGTACCGCTAGCCTTGATATGCATGTTTCTGCCTGCTTCAAAGTTTATATCACGGTCGGCTCTAAAGTTAAAATCTTGTTCGCTGTGTATGCTTACAGAATCCTCGGCATAGATGTCTATCTTACCATTACTGGTCATTTCTAACCACGCAGTTCCTTTGGCATTTGCTATGTAAATTAAATCTGCAGAATTGTGCAATAGAATCTGATGCCCAGTTCGTGTTCTTAATCTTACTAGTTCGTTCTTACCATCTTTGTCACCGTCATCCATGACAAAGGTCGTTCCTCCCAACCGGCTAACTGGTGCTTTGACAGGATTCTCAAATCCAATTTCAGCTCTCTTAGCATTTGGTGACTGATCGATAGGACCAGGAGTGCTTATTCCAAATACCTGGCTTGGAACTTCTCTTCGAGCACTACTGCTTGTTACTCCGCGAATAGTATCTAATAATAAACCTTCTTGTAGTAATCTGTCTGCGAAAGGATGTATAGGTTTAGTAAACGTACTAGGAGTAGGTAACTGTAATGTTCTACTTTTCTTATGGAATTCCGCAACAGGCAAATAGTTAGTACCATATTTTGTCTGCTGTTCGGGTGTCATTTCTGTGTATTTGCTAGCCGCAATACCAGGAATCATATGGTTCTGAAAACGATCCTGTACACAACCTATCCAATAACCGGCGTTAGAATCTCCATCTATGAAGATACACAAAACTGTGCTTCCAATGTCTGGCGGTACCATCCACATTCCGTAGGATTTTTGTACATCCTGGAAATTTGCAGAATCGTTTCCTTCAAAATCAACATTGGTTGATCCGGCGAACGGACTTAGGTATCGAACAGCAACCTGTGTACCTTTAAGATCTATCTTTCCAGAAGTTCCTTTGAGTAAAGTAACTTCAAGCATACCCATGTATGTGGTATCTAGGTGGTTGGTTACTATCCCTAGATAGGGACCTTTTCCTATATGTTTTCCAGGACCTCTAGATTCTATATTGACTGGACTACTCATTAACCTTCACCCCATCCATTGTTTATATTCCCTTGGTTTGTCGACGCCACTAACTTATCTAGTGGACTCGATACTCTGTTAGAACCAAATACAGCAGATGCTGATTTAGAAAGATCTGCAGACCCGCCTTGCACTAAGCTAGTAATTGCAGATTGATTTGATTCAACTGATCCTAATCCTGCTTGTGCTGGCGATAATCCTGCTAGACTGTTAGACACATTAAGATTCGATCCTACAAGGTTATTTAAACTCGCCTGGGATGCTGTGAGTTTGTCTGTGAGTGCAGTTGGACTAACTGACCCTAATCCCTGTGTTAGTCCGCTTGTTGACTGTCCAATTGAATTAGTCAACTGGTTAAATCCGGAAATACCTGGTAAGTTTCCTGAACTGATGGGTGTTGTTAGCCCGCCCTGAGTTAATGATCCTGCACTGGCCATCATTAATGCGGCATTTGTATCTGCGCCTAAGTTGTCTAGCTGTACTGGAGGTAAATTTCCTACGTTATCTTGTGTTACGTTTGCCATAACAAGACCTTGTCCCTTAAATGAATTTAAGTCAACGTTGTCTGGTACTTCGCTTTGGAATGTTTGTAGCTGTGAAAGCACTTTACTTTGTATTGAGGGATCCAATCCAGATACTTGAGAGGGATCTATTCCTACACTAGATGCTAGTCCTGCGGGATCTAAGTTTGGAACGCCCGCTGTTACTGCTGTTATATTTGCTTTAGCGTTGTTTAATAGAGAATCTGCTTGACCTGTTACATTGCCAACTGCTGATCCTGTTAACCCAGTTATGCTTCCGCCACCGGCAGTAATTTGACTAGTAACACCAGATGCTAGGGTGGCGGCAGAGTTTGCAGTAGGAACTGCTCCACCTATTATATTATCAACACTGGCAACAGTTGCAGGAGCCAATTTAGATGCGCCGCCTATTATATTTGACAGTCCGCTAGTGGCTAACCTAATACCAGATGCTAACGCATTTACACCATTTAAACTTGACCCCACGTTGATCCCTAATTGAGGTCCTATAGTTCTAACTTGTCCTACTATATTTTGTACCGCGCCGCCTACTCCCGCAACACCGGTCAGTCCGCCGGTAGCCGCACCAACAAGTCCTCCAATTCCGCCGCCTGCCGCATTAGTAAAGTTAGGAAGAGACCCTAAACTGCCAGCACTAGGCAAGCCTCTAACAAGTGTAGCTATTTGTAAATCGTTTGGTCGTGAACCACTAGACTGAACTCCAATCGGAGCAATGTCTTTAACCTGTTGTTGTCCTGGTTCAGGCGTTGTTTTAAATCCAGGACTTGTGTCTGCTTTCTTAGCTTCTATTAGTTGGCCGTTCATACGTAAAACTGTCATAGACTGTTTAAACACACCGCCGTTAAAATCGGAATTAACTTCTGTAACTTTGTAAATTCCACTAAATGGCAATATTTGAGAATCGAAATACATTGAACCGCCATTTGCAAATGTATCATAATCTATCGGAGTTCGCCAATTTATGTTTATATAAACATCTCCGCCATACATAGGAGCTTCGCCGTTTGATGTTAGTCCTAGATTTACTAAAGGATGTATTTGATTTCCTACACCACCTGTTGTTACATAATACGGATCTCCGTATATTTCAAGATTGCATTTCATCAAATCAACCGAAGCAGTTATCGCATTGTGCATTGTCTGTGCCAATTGATGATAGGGATCTTGTTGCTTTGCTTGGCCCTGTAATCCGTTAGCTGGTACAAATCCTTCTGGTATCGTTACTACTTTAGCTGTAGGATTTTTCTTTTCTTTAACAGTCTCTTCATTTGCCTTAGGAGCAGTTACGTTTACTGTATTTCCAGCCGCGGCGCCTGTTGAGGCCGCACTACTATCAACAGTTCCTGCTCTAGGAGGCATTGCCTGAAAATATAAATGATTGAATTTTAAATTAAAATTGATAACATCTTTATTTTTTCCCATATACAAATAGTCATAGGTTCTTCTAATCTGATTTGTTATAGGAGTATAATCTGTTACGCCTAATTGTTCGCCTGGTATTTGTGTATAGTGGATGCGATAAGGACATACTACAAATCTAAATAATTTATTTTTTGAAAGACCTTGTGGATCTGTATTTCCTTCTAACAGTTCCACATCTGTTCTAACCATAAAATATTGAACTATTCCATCTCCTTTTTTTGCATCGTCGATGGACCTAAGCATATTTTTAGTATATTCACTATCTCTAATCAAAGCTTCGATAACTTCGCTAACTTTTGACCCTTTTGCAAAATTCGCCAAGTTCTTGCTTGGTTCTAATTTTATAGTATTATCTGTTTTTGTAGGATTCGAAGAAGACTTGTCCTGACCAACATAACCTTCACCAGTTGTCTTGGCTTGATCGGGTGTAGAAAAAGCATATATAGGATTAGCTCTCAATTCATCATTTAGTGGCGAAGCATAAATGCTTCCAGGTCCAGTCCATTCATCAGATTGACCTAATGTTGTAGATACTACTTTAGTGCCGGGTGCTTCTGCTTTTGCAAAATATATTTCATAACGATCTTTATTCTTAGTTTCTGTGCCTTTTGTTTCTTTTGCATCGTCTTCTGTAGCTTTGTTTAAGTTTATAAAAAGATTTTTTAAAAGTTCTCCAACTGTAGTACCTTCTGCTTTTATATCACTTCTTAAATTGTTAGGAAGACCATAGGCCATATCATTTTCTGAATTACATTTTACCTGATATGTAGTTCCTTTGTCTGATGTCTCTACATCTACTCCTGTGATTTTTACAGGATAATATCTAGTAGTGTTTGGAATCAATTCGGGAGAACCGTCTGGACCGGTTACAGTATCTTTATAACCATAAAATTCTATCTTAAGACAAAAATTACCTGCAGGGTATGATATCGCACCAGCCGCACTAGACGAAGTCTGTAGTGCTTCTAAGAATCCACCCATGCTATAAGGTTCATATACGCTAAAACTAATCTTTCTAGGCAAGGCAGTTCCGCCTTGAGGAGAGTACGACATGACTGTATTGATTTTTAAATTATCAATGTACATGTCAAATCTTCCAGGACTATTTTTATTAAAGTCATTTATTAGTCCTAATAACTCTGTTTTGTTTGTTTCGGTATTAGAAACAACCCGTTGACTTAATTGATTTGAAATTACTTGTGTGCCTTTGCCAGAAGATTTTAATATAATATATTTCTGACTAGAAACAGCATAATTTGTTGGATCTGATAATGCAGAATCTTCTAATGCACTTAATGTGAGAACATAATTCCAAGATCTATAGTCATGTAGAACGTTGTACTCGCTTCCTTTGAGTACCAGTGGTTGATTTCCTGCTAAGATAGTTCCGTTGGCGGCTTCGTTTGTGGTTCCCGGAACTGCACCCTGCTGAGTAGCTATATCCGCTTGATTAGAATCTTGCGCAGTTTTGCGATCGCCTTCTGGGCCCGGAGTTGCCATTTATTAAATTCCTAATACTGATTTTAGTGTAGTGATCTTTGGAATAAAGATCGTTACACCTGGAACTAGATCATACACAGGGTCTTTAATTATATCTTTATTTCTCATAGCAAACACCCACCATAGTTCTGCATTTTGATAATAATCGTATGCTAATAGATCTGGTCTGTGCATATAGATAGGATCCACGACATATTGTATATCGTCGGCTTGGCTTGGAATATCTCTAAATGCGATGACATCTAAGTATCCCTGGCTTTGATCTGTAAAATAATACGGACTTGCTTTATCGTATGTTGATGTCATTATAGATATCCTTTACCTGCTAATTTTCCATTCAGCCATGCATCTACTCCGTAGTTCATAGCTTCGGTTCTACTGTACATTACATTCAATGTTATTGATAATGTGCAACTTGTAGGAACCATTGTGTTTCCGTAACCCATTGTACCTCTACCAACTTGAATATAATCAACACCATCTGGCAACTCTAATTTAAAATCTGCAACAGTTACTGGAATATTTTTAAATTGATAATCACCGTAGGCATCAAATCGACAGATAGGCGGAGGAGATCCTGCGTTTTGATCATTCCCCCATTTCATTTTTGTTAAAGCACGTAGCACATGCTGGCATGCTAGAATATATGCGGCTTCAAATTCATTTTGTGCTGTAAGTTTACCAGATACAGTGATTGGACCAACTGACGAGCTTTGATAATTGTAAAATTGATAGTTACTATGTGTTACTTTATTTTGACTGTATGCCGCTTGAGTCGATGCGCTTACTTGTGGGGTATAGGGAAATAATATCCCACCTAACTGTTTTAGTCTACCCTCTGGTCCGGCCGCTGGTCCTACTAGATAATTGTCTGGTATGCGCAATTTAACTCGCATGTCTAACGAAGAAAATTCTGCTTGGGCGGCCGCAGGAGACTGAGGTACAGAGTTTAGAGGTGTTCGTTGAAGATTGGCTCCTTGTACAAGACTGCGTGTTGCACCTGCTCCTGATTGTGTTGCTTGATCTTTTGCTTGAGATTCTGAATCTATACTTCCATTTCCGCCTAATGGTGCTGGAGGATTTGTTACGCTTTCTGTATTTCCAGATGCGGTGGCCGCCTGTTCTGCGGCTTGAGAAGCCTGTTGAGTTTGTAGTGCCGTATTGTATGCGTCAGTTGCAGTAGCCAATGCATCATTGGCTTCATCAAAATTATCTTGAGCCGCACTAAGAGCATCTTCTGCATCTGTAACATCTTGTTCATCAAGAGGAATGTATTGTTCTTGCTCATCTATCTTTGCATCAATCTCTGTAGTATCCTCACCATTCTCGATAGCAGTTGCTTGTTCTTTTTGTAGATCTTGTAAAATATGCTGGTCGGCTAATAGACCAACATTTGCATTATCTAGTGCTTGTTGTGCCGAGTCGAGAGTTTTCTTTGCAGAATTAGAATTGTTTTGTGCTTCGGTTAGTGCATCAGATGCAATTTTAAGATCTGCATTTGCTTGAGCAAGCGGTACAGGAGGCGTTGGACTAGGAGTTGAACTAGTTGTACCATCGGGGTTAGTTGTTAATGTGCTTCCATCGTCAAATGTTTGTACTGTCGTGCCACCGTCATCAACTGCTGTGTTGGCACCCGGTTCTCCGCTTGGATTTGTGCCTTCGTTTGTAGGGCCTTCATCAATGCCCGGAGTAACAGTAGCAGTATCAGCAGGAGTTGTAGTTCCTGAATTTCCAACTGCATCAGTTGGTTGACCGGCGGGCGGTAACTGAGAGTACTGTATGTTTGCCGCATTTATTTGTTCGTTAAGGGTGGCCCGCTGTGCTGTTAATGCTTCAGCTGTGGAAGTATCACCAGAGGCAGTTGCGTGAAAAATCTGAGTCCCAAGGGCAGAATCTTGATTCTGCAAATCTATAATTTTGTTAGATAACGCTTCTTGATCTGGTGTTAGAGTAGTAGCCATAGTTTATTCCTGTACGTTATTTACCCAGATAAATAATGTGTGCAGTTAATCACATCTTACAAAATGGTTGACTCTCCTGTAAACATTATGTTACAATACTAACTGTAGGAGAAAAATAATGACCGGTATAATAACAACAAGAAAGGTCAAGTATCTCAATAACCGAGATCTACTTGCTGAGATTCACAAAAGTAAGAATTCATATAGCAGTTTTACCAAACCCGAATATCACCAATACGATATAATTTTAACTAATTTGGATAAAGTTAACATTAGAACTATTGCAGATGCTAAACGTGCAAGAGCTAAACGTATAGGATTAGAAATATTCAACAAAGCTAAACTAGCTGGGGATAAAAAAGTCAAACTAGCAGAGGTAACTCCAGACTATAAGACTATTCCAAAAACAGATGTCATCATTCGTATAATGACATTCGAACATATTCCTCTAGCACCAGGTCGTAAAAAGACAGTAAAAAGTACCGCAGACGGACACGATAAAGTAAACTTTCCCCCATTCCAACACTGGAAATTCAACGATGCAGATCAATTAGTGTGTGTAGGTAAGAGTCACTGGAAAGGTGGCATTAAAACAGGTAAGTTTTCCAAGGACCACGGACGTATTACAGAAAACTTAGGTAAAATGTATATCAAACTTTCAGAGCGATATGCACAGCGTAGCAACTGGCGCGGTTATACCTACATTGAAGAGATGCGCGGACAAGCCATTTTACAGTTAAGCCAAATTGGCCTACAGTTTGATGAATCCAAATCAGAAAATCCATTTGCATACTACACGGCGGCTGTTACTAATAGTTTCACTAGAGTATTAAACATTGAAAAGAAAATGCAAAATATTCGAGATGACATGTTAGAAGAAGCAGGACTAACTCCAAGTATGACTCGTCAAACTAGAGATGAATTTGCCGAAGAGGTTGCACGTCAGGCTGAAATATACAAGAACCTGCGTATGCCAAAATCCGAAGAGGCACCAGAAGAAGGCGAATCAGAGGCTTGATCTTTGTCATTTTACCTGCTATACTAACTGTAGGAGAAAATATAGATGGGACTTTTTAAGAAGGCCGCGTGTTTTACTGATATCCATTTTGGATTGAAGTCTAACAGCCAAACGCACAACTTGGATTGTGAGGAATTTGTTGATTGGTTCATTCAACAAGCCAAAGAACAAAATTGCGAAACAGCAATTTTTTTAGGAGATTGGCATCACAACCGTAACTCGATCAACCTAACAACTCTAGATGCTAGCATTAGAAGTCTAGAGAAGTTAGGTGCCGCATTTGAACAATTTTTTTGGTTTCCTGGGAATCATGATTTATTTTATAAAGACAAGCGTAGTGTTCATAGCAGTAGTTTTGGCAAGCATATTCCTGGCGTTACTGTTGTCGACTCCATCCTTACTACCGGTGATGTTACCTTTGTCCCCTGGTTGATAGGCGATGAATGGAAGACCATGCGCAACTTGAAAAGCAAGTATGTGTTTGGACACTTTGAACTTCCCAACTTCTTTATGAACGCTATGGTGCAGATGCCAGATCACGGCGAATTACGAGCCGAAGATTTTAGTAGTCCAGACTATGTATTCTCAGGACACTTTCATAAACGCCAAGTTAATCAGAAAGTTCAATACATCGGTAATGCGTTTCCGCATAACTTTGCAGATGCGTGGGATGACGATCGAGGTATGATGACTTTAGAGTGGGGCGGTGAGCCTCAATATCAGACCTGGGAGGATGCGCCCAAGTTCCGAGTTATCAAATTATCAGAATTAATCGATAAGAAAGACGATATCATGAAATCTAAGATGTACTTAAAGGTACATTTAGATATAGACATCAGCTTTGAGGAAGCTAATTTTATCAAAGAAGAGTTTACAAACAATTATGATATTCGTGAAATGAGTTTGATACAGGAGAAAAACAACTTAGAAGGTACTATCGACGATAATCCAGATGCCAAGTTTGAATCAGTTGACCAAATTGTTAGTGAACAGCTGATTAATATCGAATCTGATGCCTTTGACAAATCGCTATTACTGAATATCTATCATAACTTATGACATTTAATATAAAGAACATAACGG